CCAAACGTCGGCAATACGTCGAGCAGAACCTGATAGTCTTGGGTTCTGCAGACAATGTCGTCGCCGTACACAAAGACGGTCTTAGAAACGCGCTCTATAGCGCGCCAATAAGACCTCCGCGAGTACTCCGCTTTGCAGCGGGTCCAGACGGGGTCTTTATGGACGATTGCAGCTACGGCAAGTGCCCAGAAGACGATGCTTTCCACTGGAAAGCACAAGTTCGATCCCATAGGGGCGAACTTCTTCAAGGGCAACACATCACCATTAGGGAGACGAGTGCAAGTGGTTCGACAAGCCATTAGGCAGTCGAACATGTCGCGGTCCCATGCGAATAAACTCCGCACGAGAGCAACACTTACTCGATCACTCGCCTCCTTCATGTCCAATGTGACCCATCCGGCTCCCAGAGATCCGGCAAGGGCGAGATCGCGATTGACAGTCTGGTCGGCAAAATTAATCTGCCGATAAGCCAGACAACCACGTCTTTCGATGTGGTGTCGAATTGCATTCCCTAATCCTTGCTGAATCCACTGGAATTCGAGTGGTTCACACGAGATCAGACGCGGGCCTCTAGAGTCCTTGGGTACAAGCACCACTTTCGCGGTGCCTGACTTGAGGGACTTTAGACGCCGTTGCATATCCGTGTAGCAGTGGGCGACATGATTGATACCTGAGACGAAGTACTCCATAAATGGATACATCGCTTCGATATCCGAGTAGATCCTCTTGAAGCTATGCTTCTCGTGGTTCTTCTCACCTGTCGCCACTGCACCGGGTCCGTGTTTCGGCATGATATCCCGAGGATCGAATCCTTGGAATAACTTGCTGACTATGTTTGACGCAGTGAGTAATATCCCTGCGTCATACGGCTCAGTCATAGTCCAATAACCGCCACCGGACGAAATCCGATGGCAACAGTTGAACTGACTGGGCAACTCGGAATCCACCTTCACGAACTCCGCGACAACTTTGTCGCATTGTTCCTGAGTGGGTGGGATCTCAAGCTTGTATAATAAATATACAAGTTGCCGTATTGCACGAACACTTAGTGGATCTGCGTCAGGTTTGACCTGACCCAGTTCGTCAAATACTCGAGACCAATAGCACCGAAGGAACTTCGGGTATTGGCAGCCGGATTCTAACTCGAATCCGACCGTGGAGAGTATCCCCCCGTCGCAAGATAAAGCCTTATCAAGGGCTTTACCGAGCTTCGGGAGAGTGACTGTCAAGAATGACAGCCCCTCATTAGCGACGCGAACCTCGATTTCATCGAGGTCACGTCGTGACTCCTGCTTAGAGACACAATTAGTGTCGGCTAGGTCCAGCAGTGCACATGATGTAACAGAGGCATAGAAGGATCTCTCCTTCTTGGCTTCCATCGTCTGCAGCCCGGAAGGGCTGTTAGTTGTCCTTTTCATATATATGACTAGGTTAACACACGATGAATGCTATCTCAAAACACTACTAGACCACCCTGGCCTAATCTCGCCGAATCACCTCACATGAAAAGCTTCTTGCGAAGCCAATCAAAGAGAGGTAGTAACCAAGAAAATCTCTTGGCTCGAGGACAGACAGCGCACGGATCCCTTTCGGGGGACGGCGTCTTGCGACGCCGCCGGCGAGCGCTAGGCTTTCGCTTAGCACTCGTCGCCGATGAGCTTGTCAACGTTCGCATTGACCAACAAGTTGGTCATTTGCGTCCGCATGTCCTTGACTTGAGCGGCCGTGATCACGGAGTCCTGAGGGACTTCGATGACCACGTAGATAGAAGCAATGTGCTGTTTCAACGTGGTAGCATTAAGCTTACCAAGGTTGAGACGAGCCAAATGCCTCTTGACGACAGTACCGTTCCGGAC